GTCCTGGCCCATGGAACGGGCCAAAGCGTAAACCGGTTAATGGCAAAGATTCACGCCGGCAGCCGGGGCCAACCAGATCGGTCGAGGAAGACGTGACCAAACTTCTCCTTTGTTAAGGGAGAGGCGTGGACAGAGGCTTCCAAGTCCGGACTATCCTCCCAAAGTTTGTACAGGTATCCACCGTCGTGAGACGATAAATCACTATACTTGTGCACGCGAGTAACAACGCACTGTTTGTACGATTGTGTATCGCGATTCCACTTTGGTACTGCCTCGTCCCAATCGCTCCAAAAGCACCCCCCGACAGGGAGGGGGCCTCGGAGTTTCTTGGGCGAGCTACGCCAGAGAAGGTCCTGCGCGGGAAAGAAACCCCGTGCTTTTCCAGTCTGACGTATGCTCCATTCCATCATCTGGTTATGGAGCGCAGCCGCAGTGCCGAAAGTGCTAATCGGCTTGCGGATATATAGCGGTGTGACATCTTCGCCGTACCAATAATGACCCCCGCAACTCTCCCGAAAAGGACCCTCAAAGAAGGTCTTCTTTAGGTTGGCATCAAAGCCAAAGAGTTGAAGGATCCATAATGCCTCTTCGGCATACTTGGTCGGACAGATGATATCATCGCCATATACGAGGACGTCCCCTTCCAAACACACCGCTCTCACTAAACTGTAGAATATCGCAGTTTCCCACTCAAATGTTGCGCCATTACCCATTGAGGATACTTTCTCATAGTTAATGGAGCGATCTGGGGTGGTTCCGATTGGTGAGCGGAGGTCATAAGTGACCTTCGCCCAGTCGTCGGGTGAGAGGCAATGGAATGCAAACAGAGCAAGGGAATCACTAGCGGCCGAAAGGTCGATAGTGCAGTACTTGCCTGTCTGTGATCCATGCATCGCCTTGAGCTTATTTCGCTCTTGGGCGTCTGGTGTGAGAAGACCGAGCTTCCGTTGGAGACGACGACGAATCATCGCTCCAAGTCCCTTCTGGAAAAACATATTCCAGTCAGGTTCAATCGCTATACAGCGATCCGTACGCCCGTTCTTCGGGACGGTTGTAACCCTATTACCCGCCACCACCGTTAAGGTGGATGGCAGGGCCTCGAGCCGAGACAATCGGCGGAAAGCCCAGTAGTAGGGTATGGCTGCTGCGGTTATGTGGGAAGACCTAACCCACTTATTCTGCTTGCAACTATCGTGTCGCTTTAGTGACGTACTTGCACCAGGACCGAAATTGCAACTACCATAAAGCTCGTTCATTTCGAACTTGCCTAGGATGCCTCGAAGAATACCTCGAGCTTTCCGGATCACCCCTCCAGGGAGACCCGGTCGCTCTCGGTAGTCGTAAAGACGTCCGTTGGTAGTGGCACACGCACGTTCGCTATCATGAAACTTCTCGAAAGCAGCGGCCTTACGGTCAACGCCCGGGAATGGAAACGGATACTTCGAGAAGGCCTCCATACGGAGGTACCACCATCGAAAGTCCGCCACAGTCTCAGTCGTTTTCCTTGGGATCGCATCGAGAAAATCCAATGGAGGGCAAGGCCCCCCATTGAAATATGACTCCACGCTCGGTAACCCGAGAGTGGACGCGAACGATGCACAAACGCGTGCACCTGTGCTGAAACGCAGATTACTAGGTGAAGATTTCTTCACACCTTATCTCCTTACATTTGTTTAGGGGATTTCAGATCTGTTTCTAGGATCACCCGTCGGAGGTTAACTCGACGGGGTCGTCAGCGATGTAATGGAGTTCCCG